AGATCAAGCAAGACGAGACGCAAAAGACAGCTATCCCCGTCGTCGTCGTGGTGTGGGCATAGCGAAGAAAGGCTTTGGCAAGGCATTACAATGAAAGGCGTCAAACACTACAAAAGAGATGGTACTGAACATAAAGGTAACTCTCATAAGATGCCAAACGGTACTTTGCATACAAATAAATCACACACTGACACAAGTGTAAGATTATTTCATTTTAAAGACTTGTCTAAAAAAACTCAAAATAAAATAAACAAAACAGCATGACAAACAAAAAACCTGCTGCTAAAAAACTGCATCCAGATTCTAAATACGCAGAGTTTGATTTAGATGGAGATGGCGTTGTGTCCGACGCTGAAATACAACGGTCGCAGGAAATGATGGAACTAGAACTTAGAGAACAAAAAGCTGACGCACAACAAAAAATGGCGTGGATTGCTATGGGTTCTATGTTGGTGTTTAGCATGGTGTTGTTTACGCCTATGGTTACCGAATCGAGAGTAGCAGCTCTTGCTGACTTGTTAGGTCTTTTTTACATTGCCCAAGCAGGTGTTGTGGGCGCATATATGGGAACATCTGCTTGGATGTCTAGGAAATAATTATGGCTAAACCTTTTGTATACCAATGTACGCTA